CTCTAACTGAAGCTCAACTTCTTTTAACTTCTCGTTAGTCTTGTTACTTCTTACAGTCTCTTGATGCTTGGCTACATCTATCTGAGTATCTATATTATCTTTACCAGCTTTCATTGCTGCATCTTGTCCTTTTTGATTAATTTCATTCTCAGCTTTCATCTGCTCAATATCAAGCTTCCTAGTTCCTAATGTTTGGTCTAGTTGTAATGTAGCCTCTTTCAACTTAATCTCCATTCCTTTCATACTTGCCTCAAACTGTTGCTGCATCTCAATTTTCTTAGCTTCAGCTGCTGCCTCTGCTTCAATTCCCGATTGTTGCTGTATTTGTGCCAATTCTTGTTGCTTCTTAGCTTGTAGAGCCACAACTGTTTCCATCTCTTTAATACTATCAATATTAAATACTTTAAACATAAATTCAAATGGCATATGTCCATTAGCAGTAGACTGCATGGCAAAACGCTTCATTTCTTCTAAGTCCAAATCTTGCTTAGCAGAATTGAGAATCTTCATTCTGAATTTACGTAGGTTAAAATCATAAGGTATTGTTATAAGCTGAGCCTCTTCATCTGTAATATCAACTATGTCTCCTGGCTTATATTTATACTGTATTGCTAAGTTTAATGTTTGTTCTAAAGCCTTTACTTCAATCTCATCATGCTCTTTAAACATTATCTCGGTAACAAGTGCTGCTTGACGATTAGACTGGTTAAATGTGCCTACCTGATCTGAACTCTCAACTTCTCCTTGACGTTGACGAGGAACTCCCATAAGCGTACCTATTTGAGTTTCTATCCCTTGAAGTATCATCTCAAAATACTGAATAGAACTTGTAAGGGTCTGGTCAACCTTTGAGAACTGGTTAAAGCCTGTATTCTTCCTCGCTCCACTCTTAGTAATAGTCTCAATCAAATACCTACCTAACTTCATATGATAAAACCATTCCTCTTTTTTCATGCCATCAGGTTTCTGTGACATATCAAATACAACACCACTAGCGCCTGCTAAAGCGAATGTAAGCTCTCTATGGTATGAAACTATCCAATACTGTTTTTGAAGCTCTGTGGTAGCCCATATGATGCTGTACGGTGAATCTCCAATACCATTGAAAGTTTTACCAACGACAGGTAATGGTGTGTAACCATAATTATCTTGTGGATGAGGCTGAACTTCATCTTCTTTAGATAACACAATACTTCCTCCTCCAATATTTACTCCGGCATATCTTTTATCAAAATAACGAGTTTGTTTACGCTCTCCTTTACCAGAGTTAAATGTTCCTACTTCTTTTCCTTTACGTTCCTCTCCAGTTTCTTTATCAGTATAAGTATCTTTCTTTTTACTGTAAGAGTTTCTCCTTGTATCTACGGCATCAGAACCTTGTTCTAAGAAGTTAGTGAAGAAGCCTCCCTCTTTAAATTTATTAGGGCTTTGTATTGCTGTTAACTTATGATCTGCTCTCCACCATACTCGCTTAACTGATATACCTGATGTAGTTGTAGTAAACTTTTTATTTGATGGAGCATCATTATCCAAGACAACTGCTTGTCCTGGTCCTGTAACAAACTGCCCATTCTCCGCACTATTGGAAAGAACCATTTTATCAAGTTTGTTAATTTGTTCTTTATTTAAAGTAAAGTTTTTACGTATCTGTTCTTTTGACATGAAACTTTCAATAACTATCCAAGGTAAATTATAAGTCCAATCAATATCCTCAATCTCTTCATATGATACTCTCGAGGCTGGAACTGATTTATATTCTAATTCTCCTGTTTTCCAATTATAGTTTGTGTAGATATATTCCCTACCAGTAACTATTTTATTCCTAAAGTTTTTTAATGATGTAGCATGAACATCGAGTTCTTCTCTTACTTTAACTACCAACTTGTGAGCATATACTTCATATAAATCCTCATAACTTCCTTTAAACTTCTCTAAGAACTTATCTCGTTCATCTTTACCCATTGAGATAACCTGTCCCATATTATCTTTCACAAGTGTAGTTTGATGAATAACCTGAGGTAGCATTGTGCGTATTTCTTCTTGCTGCTGTGCCTCATCTGATGATTGTGGTTCCTTAGATATCATCTGTTGCATTTGCTGTATCTGTTGGTCTAGTTGCTGTAATTGGAACTGTGCTTCACGAAATTTCTTATTAGCAGATTGTGCAAATAACATCATTAACGATTTATATAACATCGTTAATTTATTAGTAACACCACTACTGTCAATTGTTTTTAATCCATACTTAGGATTTCTTAATGATTGTTGTGAGAGAAGTATGTTAGCCTTAGTTCTTTGTATAGGTATCTTTCTAATTTTAGCAGGTAATGCAAATTCTCCAACCTCAGTGAGGAATTTGAATTCATTATCATCTCCAGTATTATTAAACATCTCCCATGAACTATCATCACGTTCTTCCAAATAAGAGTTCGCTCCATGTTGACATAACTCAACAATTATTTTTTCTCTACCATCCTTGGAGAGACTGTCTTTTTCAAAATTTAAATCATTCATAGTTTACTGTTTTACAGATTTATAAACTTACCATTGCTGTACTAAATTACCACCAGATACTTGATAAACAGGCATTGGGTCATCATCTTCTAATTCACCCTCAGAGATAACTTGCATTTCGCGTATATCTTCCTCATAGGTTTCTAAAAGAGATGTAACAATGACAACATCACTGTTCCAACGTAATTTACCAGGTATGTACTTAAATGTAGCCCACTCTTTTAAATAGATTGGGAAATAACATTTATCTATATTCTCTTTAACTTTTAAATAATCAGCTTGTAGTCTTAACCAACTTGGCTTCGTAGATGGGTCTATACCATAGAAATTAGTTGCTTGTGACTTATTTATCATCTTTGATAAGATAAACTCAGGGCGCTCCTTTAAAAGGCTCTCAACACCATTACGAGTATACCACTCAAATATAAATATCTTACTCCACTCAATTAAGTTCTTGCATGAATAATACATAGTAAGCAATGCAGTATGTTCATAAAACACATCTTTACCTCCTACGGCTGTTTCTGGTCTTTCGAGGATATAAGCCACGTGAAGATTATAAGTGCTGTCAGAGCTAAGGAAACGCTTCTTAATACCACATGCTCCTAATGAAGTAGTGGTATGACTCTCATCTTGGTCATAACTGTCAGTAGCTCCTAAATATAAATTCAAGTAAGGCTTATTATCATTATCCAATTGAGGATGCTCAAGAATATGAAATGGACCATCTGGATCAGGCTCAAAATAAACACCTTTCCATTTGTCCTGATTGTACTTCCAACGCAGCCATCCTCTCTCAACTATTTGCTCTTCTTCATGACTGCGAAGATATGCTAATCTTTCATTACACCACATAGCTATTTCTTCTCCAAAGAATCCTCCGGTATTAACCATAAAGGCATCTCCTAGATATAAAGCTCTCTGAGTAGTATGAGTATACTTATCCTTACCCTTTAGCTTAGCTCTCTCTTCACGAACAGCAGCTTCTCCTGCTACTGTGTCTGAGTTACCATCATAATCAATTATTCTGAAATATTTAGCTCCTGTAAAGTGTCCTACTTTTGCAACTATACTATTATCTTTATCAAACTTATTCTCAAAGGAAAGCACATTAACTGAATCAGGAGCATATGCCATCTTTTCAATATCATCAGCACCCATCTCCATGTCGCCACCGGTAGCGATTATGATAACATAACCTGTCTTTTTATTCTCTGCTTGAGTTGATACATCAACAAATTGCTTAAGTTCTTTTACAAGTCCTTGTTTCCATTTACCACCCTCTTCAACAATAAGTAATGTAGGTGAGAAACGAGAAACTGACTGAGAATTATCTTTAGCAGATAAACTTCTTATCTCACTCCTGAAATGCTTAGCTCTCCAAAAGTCTGATTTACTTTTATCACGTTCTTTATAGAACTGAGTATTTATTAAATTACCTAATCCTCGCTGAGTGTTTTCCATTGTATGCTGAGCATCATCACTCATACCACCAACAACGATATTTACAGAAGCTTTAAAGAACGAAAAGTTATATCCTAACATACAGGCTACCTTTTCACTAAAACCTAACTGACGGCTCTTAGCTTCAAGATCATCTTTCTCCTGCTCAACCATCATTTCCATTCTACGGAAAAAGAAATAATCTATATCAATAAACTTTGGAGGCAATATATCCTTACGGGCAACATCATCTCTGTTTCTAAATATCTTCCAAAAGTTTAAATAGAAATAATGTCTCCCGGATAAGTAAACTTCTTTGTTATGTATTGTTAAATCGTATTGAGGAATATAACAACTGTTAGGAGGAATTAAATAATCATACTTCTCATTATACTTAGCTTGGCTTAATGAGTCATTCCAAAAGCAATCAACTTCATCAACATAAGCATTACCTCCCTTTTCAATTGCATTAGGAATTGTAATACCATTCATACATCTACTATGCTGTTCATTCCACCATTCAGTATCAGTAACAATACTGTTGTCTATAAGATATTCTTTTAGAGCATTAATATTCTCTGGGACTTCCTCTGGATTATGATTAAACAAATCATGTTCAAAAGGCATATCTCCACCATGGATAACAGGACTGAATCTTTTAGTATCTACAAATTTGATATATAACTCCTTTCATTATTTACATGTCGAACATTCGTTGTGCTCTTGCTTTTGTTAATTCAGCCTCTATCTGTTCTTCCTTTAAGGCTTTCTTTAATAACACTTCTCTCTTTAATAACTTATCAAGAGTATCCATAGCTTTTAATTTCTCCTCTGAATTGTCAATAGATATCCTTGTATCAATGTTTATATTCTCAGTTACTTCTTTCTTTTCACTCTTAGAGAAGAATGTTATGTCTCTCGCTTGTTT